GAGGTTTACCATAACCTTAAATTGGAGATAAATGGCAAGAAAAAGACCTTTAGAAGGGCCTTGGCTGCTGTTGCATTTCTTGGTACCGATCTGCCAGCCGTGAAAAACCTTGCTGATTTAGATGCTTACCTTTGTCAAGACCCCTCAGATACAGGGACTTTTGATAAAGTAATGACATATACAATGGATAATGATGATTTTAATGATGATAACACTTTTGATGATCTGGAGGAAACACAGATGAGCGATGATACAAAAAAGTTTGAAGACCAGATTACAAAACTCAAGAAAGAGAATGATGGCCTGGTGGCAGAGAAGGAATCCAGGATCAAGGCTGATTTTGAAGCTGATCTTTCAGAGTATTGTGAGGCAAGGGTTGAGGAAGGGAAAATGACTCCTGCAAGCCGTGACGCGATTGCAAAGGATATGAGTCTCCATACTTATACCCAGGATTCAGGATTCAGTATTTCTTTTGACACTTTCAAGGCGTTTGTTGATGCATCTGCCACACTCGATACTAATGAGACGGGCGTTGATGATGAGCATGCAGACAGCAAGCAAGAGTTCAAGAATGTCAATGATGAGCTTCACAAGAAGACTGTTGAGTATGCAGCAGAGCATAAGGTTAACTATGCAGATGCGCAGCTTAAGGTCATTCACGAGGATGAGGATCTAGCTAAACGCATCGAGAACGATGCAAAGGAGTATTAATCATGGCTATATATAACAGTGAGCAGAGCAGAGACACTATAACACTTGCAGAGAATGTTGGTGCTTATTTTGCAGTAGCAAGGGATGACCGTAAAGTTGCGAATACAGGCGAAGAGGCTGCTGGTCTTCTTATCGCTGCTGCTGACAGTGGTGATCATGCTACAATGGCAATATCTGGCGTAAGCAAGTTTGTTGCTGGTGGGGCTATCACGGTTGGTGGTAAACTGACCCTCGCCACATCTGGGTATATTGTTGCCGGTGATTCTGGCAGCTATATTGTGGGTGAGTGTCGCAATACCGTGACATCCGGTTCTGTTGGGACTGGTGTTTTTAACTTTGCTACTGCTGCATATCTGGCAGTTTAAGGAGGAATAAAATGGGTATAACTTCAGGAAGAGGATTACATGTAAATGCTCCCTTGTCAGAGCTTGCAATAAGATACAAGCCAGAGGGCATGATCGCCGATCAGCTTGCACCTATCGTGCTTACAAGCAAACAGGCAGACGCTTATACAATCTATGAAAGAGCAGAGGCTTACGCCGTAGAGGATGACGCTAGGGGAGCAGGCGCACCAGTCAACAGGATCACACGTTCTGCTGATTCAGCGACTTTCTATTGCAAAAATTATGCTCTTGGTGATTCAATCCCCCAGGAAGATATTGAGAACGCCGATGCAGGTTGGCTGCTCACAGAGAGACAGGGAAGAATTGAGCATATTGCCGATAAGCTTGCCCTTGGTTGGGAAAAGCGTGTAGGTCTTCAGATGACATCCGGTACAAATGTAGGGTCCTACTCTGCTGTATCTTCTGCATGGACTGACTACACTACCGGCAATTCTGATCCTATCGGCGATATCAATACCACTATCCAGGGTATCCAGGATCTGACTGGTATGCGTCCTAATAGGATGGTAATGGGTGATAAGGCTTGGCGTAACTTCAGAGAGCATGGAGACGTTATAGATCGTATTTATGGTAATGACGGTACTGCTCCAGGTGCTAGGCTTGTAACTCAGAATAACGCTGCGGCACTGTTTGAGCTTGACACTGTTCTCATCGGTGGAGCTTATTACAATGCTAATGACGAAGGTCAGAGCGCATCCTTGACACAGATCTGGGATGATAATGTTGTTCTTTACTATGCACCAAATGCACCACGTAAAGACAAAGCATCTGCAATGTACACCTTCAGGTGGACACCAAAGAATCTTCCTCTTCAGGCTCAGAATTACTTCTCTAGAGCTAATTACGCTGAGATGATAGATTTAATGATGTACCAGGATGAAAAAATCACTGCACCAGACCTTATGTGGTTAATTGAGGCCGTGACATCCGCATCATAATTTGGTAATAATATATCGGGTGCCCGAACTAGGGCAGGGTTTTGGTTTGTGTTGTATCGGGCTACAACGTATTACAGATCAATTGGGGGTTGTGCGCCCCCAGCCCTGCCCTTTACTTTACTAAAAAGGAGGATATGAAATGGCATTAGTACCTAGCACATTGGATAAGAATCATGCACGCACGGCGGTATCTGAGATCTCAGGAGGGGTCAAGTCTTGGGATGCTGAGAAAGGGGGTTATGTTGAGGTTAAGAAGGTTGAACCAGTAGAGGTTAAGGAGGTTGATAAAGGCCTGCTCAAGGATCAGCTTAAAGGCATGAGCCGCCAAGAAGTATGTGAGGCAATGGAGGAGCATTTTAATCAGAAAATAGATCGCACTAAATTTCGGAAGGATAGCACAGTCCTCACCGAAGCTTACAGGATCATAGACATCTTTATGCAAGGAGAGATAGCCCGATGGGAAGAGTTAACGAAATAGAGACAACCGCCATTACAACTGTAGGGTGTTGCAGTAATTGTGAACACATGTTTGGTTATGCGGTATCTCCACAATGCAGGGAAAGACCATCCGAGGAGATATGGCACGATAATTTATGTTCTCAATATATTGGACGGGAAGAATAAAGGAGAGAAAGCCCGATGGTAGATAAATTAGAGAAGATAAAAAAGCTTAAAGAAGCATTAGAACCATTTAAAGATGATCCGCATTTATTCGATTGCACGAGTTGCGGAGATTTAGAGGGATGGCATCAGGCGACAGATGAGATAAAAGATATCTTTGATCCTTGGTTTGGCCCTGGTGCGTGGGAAAAGGAGACTATGGCAATGGGCATGAAAACTCGAGAGCTTTTTGCGTACATGCAACCAGCGAAGACATGTGATGAATGCTCTGCTTTTGTAGATATCCATGGAGATGAGGAAGAATAAAGGAGATAGCCCGATGCACAAGATCAAGCCCTACACTGTAAAGGATATAGAATCGGAGCATGATATACCCTTAAGCTTTCACAAAGGGTATAGCATCAAGGGGAATAGAGGCCTAAGAAATAAGTCCGTAATAGCACTACACCTTGAAACCGATAAGATCCATCACTATATTTTCGGTGAAACGACAATAGAAGAATTAGAACAGACTGTTAAATCTAAAATTGATCAAGAAGAAATGGAGGCCCGATAAATGGCAAAAAAAAGTACGAAAAAAGAAGTAAAGAAAGACACACAGAAACTTGATGAAGGTATGGTTTTAATCCATGAGGATGAAAAAGCAGCCTTAATCCATAATCAGATGCTTGATTTTATTTGCACAGTTTCAGAGATGGAGGGTTTGAATTTAGATTCAAGGCAAATCCAAAAGCTCACCATCTATATCATGGGGTCTTGGTTCAAGGGGAGACAAGAAAGACCATGGCAAGACATAAACCTTAAACGGTCTGGGCGTTGGGTAATGGATTACTTTGACAGGTCAAAAGACCGAGAGAGGGTGGACATGCAGGGAGCTAAAGAGCATTTGATAGAGACTATAGATAATTCTTTCCAGGCAGTTAAGTCAATAATTTCATACGATATGGATTAAGAGGAGAAGCCCGATGACCGACGAAAAAGCACAAAGCACATCAGACAATTATGAAGCGACCTTATTCGCATATAGGAGGTTTCTACATGCTATATGCACTGAAGAGCTCCCAGATATATCCGCTATCCAATGTGAAAACCTGATAGGCCGAATAGTGACAAACTTTACGCACAAAGGAAACAGGGAAGAGCTTATATCTCTTATGGACTTAGCTTTAATACATGGCCCACATAATAAAAAGGAGAAGCCCGAATGAAAAAAGAAGAGTTAAAAGCACGCATCTCAAAACTAGAACAAGAAAAAACAGGTATTACGTCTTACAGGTTTATGAATCATGCCATATACATGTCTAAAAACTCTGTGACAATGTCATTAGTTGATTTTTGTAGCATGTTTTTTGCATTAACAGATTTTCACATTGAGCCACATGAAGACAAGTCAGGAGCATGTGAAAGGCTCATCTCTATCAACAGCGAATTGATTTGGTTGAAAAATAAGTTAGAAGAAAATGTGGATGAGATTATATAAGAACCTATTCAAAAATTTGAAGAATATTAGGAGGCCCGATAAATGCACATAGCAATGAATGTTCCAGGTATGCCCTTTAATGGGGATACTATACCAAGCGGAAAGAGTTTAGGCGGTTCTGAGTCAGCAGGTTATTACATGGCAAAGGCTCTTGTGACTAGAGGCCATAGAGTGACCGTATTTAGTAACAGCCAAGAGGTAGGGAAGTGGGACGGTGTAGATTATGACTTTCTTGGGAGAGTCGATCAAAACACCCCTCTAGGAGACAGGTGGGAATTCTTCAGCAAGACCCCTTCAGACGTGAGCGTGATACAGAGACATCCTTACGCGTTCAGGAATGCCCCCAATAGCAAATTAAATGTATGGTGGCTGCATGACTTAGCCCTTAAAAGAAATGAGGCACAGGTACAGTCCCACCTGATTAATACAGATCAGATATTGACCGTATCAGAGTTTCAAAGGCAGCAGGTAGCAGAGGTTTATGGGATTACACCGGATATTATCACAGCCACCACGAATGGTATCGACTATGCAGAGTATGAGGGTATAGCCAAGTTCCATATGGACCGAGAGCCTAACAGCATGATCTTTGCCAGTAGGCCAGAAAGAGGACTTGAGGAGCTTGTAAAGGTTGGCGGTATCATGGAGCAGCTTGGTAATGATTATAAGCTGTATGTATGCTGTTATGATAACACCACGCAACAGATGGCTCCATACTATAATATGTTATGGCGCAGATGTGAAGAGTTATCCAATGTCGAAATGATAGGACATCTGGGCAAGAAAGAGCTTGCTGAGAAAATGGCAAGTGTAATGCTTTATGTCTACCCTACGACCTTTGAAGATACCAGTTGCATGATAGCCCTTGAAGCTAATGCTTGTGGTACCCCTTTCATGGGATTCAAGACCGGAGCCTTGCCAGAGACTATAGGCGGTGCAGGTTCTGTCTTATTGGATCTTAACAAGAATGGCCAGCTTAGACCTGATAAGATGATCAGGGATATAAAGAAATACATGCAGGCAGATAGGTGGGCGGGGCTCAATGAAAAAGCCCTTGCCAAAAAGCAGCCCTGGGAAGCAGCAGCCGAACAGTGGGAAGGACTCTTTGAAGATCTTTTAAGAGAAAAGTCAGGTAATACTAATAGGTTATATAAGCATCTTGAATCATTGAGTGATATTGTGGCCATTGAGAAAGACGCGGAGCTCCATGACGACAAAGAATTAATACCGGATCATATCACAGCCCTGTACAGCTTTTATTTTAATGATACCTTCGCCGATCACTACAAGGCATATTATGAGTATGAAAAGGATAGGGGCGTTGATTATGGACCTGAAGATCTAACCAGAAATAACCGTTTCCAGATGGTATCTAGATTGGTTAATGATATCAAGCCTAAGACCTTACTTGATTATGGTTGCGCCCATGGTCATTATGTGATGAATTTAGCCCCACAGTTTATAGGCATAGATTATACTGGTGTGGATATCGCGCAGTCTAATGTAGACAAGGCGAATAAGTGGAAAGAGGGCGCAAAGCTACCAGCCAAGATTGAATTCAAGTGTCAGGATGCCTCAGAAGATATAGGTAAGTATGATTGTATCTTAATGGGTGAAGTTATAGAGCATGTTGCAGATCCACGGGCAAAGGTCCAGACTGTGATGGAGAATCTCAACCCTGATGGAACTATGGTTATCACAGTCCCCTACGGACCATGGGAGGCCATAGGATATGAGGAACACCACCCATGGAGGGCTCACCTTCATCATTTAGAGAAGTCTGATCTTGATGATATGTTTGGTAGCCAGAAAGATTATAAGATGTATAGCCTTCCTTCTCCTGGGTTCACAGAATGCGGTCATATTGTCGTAACCTTCACCCCTTCAGGTGAGGAATTCGGATATATAGACTATGAGAGAAAGCTTGCAGAGCAGGCACCAAGGGAAACTGTATCTGTTTGTTTGATTGCCTATAATGAGAGTTTGGATCTTGCAAAGTGCCTGTATAAGATTAAGCCTGTTGCAGATGAGATCATCATAGGCATAGACAGGAACACCTCAGACAACACAAGAGAGATTGCTGAGGCTATGGGGGCCAAGTGTATTGAGATCCCCTCCCCTCTTGATATTGGGTTTGATGCTGCACGTAATTTGACCATTGCTGAAGCTGGTATGGATTGGGTTATGTGGATTGATGCAGATGAGCTATTTGAGAGGGTGGAGAACATAACCAAATATCTAAGGCCGAATTGCTTTGACGGGTATGCTATTAAGCAGGTGCATGTTAGTGCGGAACCTGCTGGTGTACAGAAGATTGATTATCCTGTGAGGTTATTCAGGAATAACAGAGATGTGCGGTTCTGTGGGATTGTGCATGAACACCCTACCAAGATGGATGATATCAATGGTGGGGTAGGTAAGGTGATCGTATTACCTGATTGTGAGATCATGCACGGCGGGTACCATACCGAGAAGATAAGACAGGCAAGATTCAATCGAAACTTTCCTCTCATGAAAAAGGATAGAGACACATATCCAGAAAGAGCTTTAGGTAAGTTTCTTTGGTGCCGTGATATGGTCCACCTGATCCATTTTAATATGATGAAGAATGGTCGACAGATTGGACAGCACGAAATGAATTGCGCTCATGAGGCTGTAAAGATGTGGCGCGACCTCCTTAAACCTCAACATCTTAGGTATGCTGTAGAAAGCCTAAAATGGTACTCTGAAGCCGCTAAGATTATATCCCAGGGCAACGGGATAGAAGGTAAGGTGTACATTGATATCGTTCCAGGCAATGGCCTTAAGGGGTCTATCATAGGCAAGCCTTTTGATCCTGCACAGGTGTCAGAGGGCTATTTTGTTAATAAGGAAGATTATGAAAAATTGACTCAGTTACTAATAAGTGTTAAAACTGAGAATATGGATTATAAATACAACTAGTTAGAGGTAGAGAATGGGATACTCAACATACTCAGATTGTGTAGGCAGATATAGAATCCTTGAGGATTGGCCGGGGAAAACTACAGGGGTAAATTCATCCTTGATATTCTTTGGTGATGTCCAATTAAACTCTATGCTTGCCCCTAAGTATACCGTCCCATTCTCTGGCACTCCTCCTACTATTAGAGACCTTTCTATTGACTTCGCGTATCTTAAAAGTCTTTCCTATGGCAACGATACTGAGAAGTGGAAAGAGGTTAATGAACAGCTTCAGGAACGAATAGATAGAATCCTTGATGGTGATGAGCTTATTTATACAGACTCAGGCACAACCATTGATCCGGTAACAGCATCAGGCGTTAATATTTGGAGTTCTACAGAGGATTATACACCTACTCACTCCATGCTTGGTGCTGAATCTCCATATGAGGGCATTAGCTCTGAACATCTTCAGGACTTAAGAACTGATAGGGGTTACGCTGCATGACATTAGAAATGAAAGTCATAGGAATGGATAAGCTAAAGAGGGGCATGACTACTGCCCAGGCTACTCTACGGAATAGAAAAAAGGCTAATGCCAGAGCCGTGACTTTGATGGATAGATGGGTGCAGCTTAATTTCAAAACAAAAGGGCATAATGTGGGAGGTTGGAAACCTCTGGCTGACTCCACTAAGACGCCTAAAAGAGGTGGTGAAAGTGCGGTGCCATTACAGGACACAGGAGATCTAAAGCGTAAATGGCAACACATAGCTACTGATAAAACCGCTATATTAAGATCAGCGGTTGACTACGGATTGCCACATGATCAAGGCGGTAAAAATAACAGGCCCCCACAGAGAAGGATTCTACCTGATGAAAAAGAAGCTTTTAATATTGTAAAGCCAGCATATCAGGGTCTGATTAAACTAGCTATTAAGAACTTCAAGAAGGTTGTAGCATAATGGCATTTCTCAATTTAAAGACTATTACCCAAGCCATAAAAACATTATTGATAGATGATGTCTACCCAAAGCATGGAAATCTAACCATTGCCAGGAATAGGATGAGGAATCAAAACCCTAATATTGCAAAGGGTGGATGGATTGGGATATATAAAGGTAATAATGATTTTGCCATTAATGCCGTAGGTGCTAATAGATGGCGCGCAGAACTTCAAGTATTGGTTGAGGTTCAATATGCCCATGGAGATGAAGAGCAAGCAGAAGATGGTTTGCATGATCTTGAAAACGATGTGTTGGAGGTGCTAACCTCTTTAAGTAATACCACCTTGAATGATACTGTATCTTTCACAGGTGGGTTTAGTCTTGATTATGAAATATTATCGGATGAAGATGCCAGCCCGTATTGGCACAGCAGTTTAATAACTTTAAGCGCGGAGGCCAGGACATGACAGAAGAGGTTAGAGACACATTAATCAAATGGACAGCCATTCCCAAGGAGGTTGCTGGATATTGCCTCATGGAAACAGACAAACAATATTATGTGACAGCAGAAGTGGCAGCAGAATTAGAGAGCCGTGACCTTGCTGTAGAGGTGATAGAATTGGGAGGAGATAACTAATGGGAACCCCTAGAATAGGAATGGCCGGTTATATCGCTCTTGGTTCAAATGTAGCAAACAGCCAATATTTTATGCCTTTTATCTCTGAAACTCTGACAGGCAAATGGGAGCCGTTACCATCTCAGAATATTAGAGGCCACAAGCAGACAAACAAAATTTATAAGGGGCAGGATAGGGTTGAAGGAACAGTCACCTTTGAGCCCTCACCAGCTACATTAGCAAGGGCTCTATATTTCTTCTGTCGGAGCAGAACCACAACATCATCTGATTCATTACAGACTCATGTCATGAAGCCTACCAACGGTGTTACATATGCCGAGATAGATATGATAGTCAATAGGATGGGTATTAAAACCGGTTTTAATAGAATGTCATGTAACACCCTTAATTTTTCATTTGCTCAAGGACAAATAGTGTCTTGTGAAATTGGTTTTGTAGGGTTTTCCAGTTCAATCACTACATCAGATTATACTCCCACATATGATGACGACTATGCCTATACATGGGAGCAAACCAGTTTCGGCGCAGGTGTCCAAGACGCTAGCGAGGATAATTTATTCGGTGCGGTTGATTTAAGTGTTAGCATGAATAATCAGATTGATCTACAGAGGACTTTGGGTCTTGATGTCGCTTCAGGTAATAGCTATTTGAGAGAGACAGGGCAAACCACTATTGAGGTCGCAGGAACTTTGCATAATAATTATACAAAGATATATAGTGATTACGTCTCTCAAAGCGAAACTAATTTCACCATGAATATCAAGGGGCCAGAAGTAACAAGCGGATATACTGGTGATTTTACTATAGATATCCCATCTTTAAGAATCACTGATTATCAGCAGACTAATGATAATATGGGTATCCTCCCTGCTACATTTACAGGACAGGCAACCTATAACGCAGGATCAGGGACAAGCGCAGAATTCACAGTTGTTAACTCTCAAGCATGGTAAAAAGGAGCAAGCCCGATGACATTGAACATAAGCACATGGGAAGATTTTGAAGCAGTTTTACAGGGGCAGAAGATAGAAATGGAGGTTAGGAAACTAGAAAGAGGTGCAATGGTTTCCATCCTCCCAGTCCTACAGAAAGCATTAAAAAAGATGGATGGGGATATAACACAAACTAAGACCGCTAAAAAGGTTACAAAAAAAAAGAAAGAGGTAACACCGGAAGAAATAATTAAATACATGGATACTATCTTAGACCAATGCGATATACAGGATGTTGGGCCTGAGATATTTGAAAATCATGTAAAGAATATAAAGGGCTTATCAATTGACGGCCAACCAGTTACCCCCTCCCAGATTGCTACAGAGGGGTGTTTAGTTAATTTAGCCGTTGACATAATAAACCAACTTGTTTCTATCTCTCAGTTAACGGCACAAGAAGCAAAAAACTAAAACAGGCTGTCCGGTATCAATCGACCGGAATTGTTGTAGAGGATATTGTATCTGGATGGCCCTGCTCAGTGTGGTTGTTATTGTTCCATGATTGTCATGAATTTGTACCAAGCGGTAGTTTTGGAAAGGTTAAGGGGAGGAAAGACCAGGCAAAACCTTTAGGTCATTATAGCCGTAAAGAATGGCCCTTCCCAGGTGGGATAATGAAGCAACCTAATATCTTAACTCAGGTGTTTCAAGTTATTAACAGTCAATTAGACCATGACCAAATGATAGGAATAGAAATACAGGTGTAAACTATGG